CAAAAGAAAGAATTATTAGATTTAGCTACTGCATGGGGATATAATAACTCTATAGTTATTAAAAAATCTATTGTAGATGGTATTGAGTTCTTTAAAGGTGAAGCACTACCAGAAGTTGATCTTAATAAATTGATTATTGCTGGTTCAAAAGAAATAACATATAACTATGAAAATAGTTATGTTACATGGGATCAATTACAAAAATTTGTAGTTATGCCAGGATTACATTGGACTACACATCATTGGAAAGATGGACATAGAAGTAAAGCTAATGCATTATTACCTTTTAATTTAGTTGTATTAGATATTGATAAAGGTGTTACTATAGATACAGCAAGAGATTTATTATCTGATTGTCAATATATTATATATACAACTAAAAGACATACACCTGAACATCATAGATTTAGAATAATTATACCATTAAGTCATGTAGTGTCATTAGGAGCTGATGAATATAGTAAATTTATGGAAAATGTATTTAATTGGTTACCTTTTGAAGCAGATGAAGCTACTAAAGATATTAGTAGAAAATGGTTAACTAATCCAGGTGAGATTTATGTAAATGAAGGTAATTTAATGAATGCTTTACAATTCATGCCTAAAACAAGAAAAGCAGAAGAGATGAGTTTAGAAAGACAAAAAATCAGTAGTATGAGTAATTTACAAGCTTGGTTCTATAGAAAAATTAAGGAAGAAGGGAATAGAAATACTAATATTCTTAAATATGCTTTAGCATTAGTTGATAGTGGTTATGATTTACCAGCTATTAGAGCAACTATTATTGATTTTAATAGTAAACTTCCTGAACCATTAGAACAAGAAGAAATAGACACTACTATTATGGTTACAGTTACTAAAAGATTAGCAGAATTAGGAAAAATATAAAGGAGTAAAAATGATTAAAATTAGAATGGAATTAGATGAGTTAATTACAGTTAAAGGTTTTCACTTTGGAGAAGAATCAGGTTATTTAGCAATTTTAGGGGAATGTGGTGAAACTATTGTTATGTTTAAAAATATTAAAGTTCCAAAAAGACCAACTAAAAAAGAAATTGAATTTATTAAAAATTTAGTATTAAAAGATATTAAAAAAATAAATGATACTATTAAAAAAATAGTTGATCTTAAAAAAGATGAACCAAAACCAGTATATGATTATTATGCACCTGATTATCGTTATATTGCATTAAATAAATCTAATAAAACAGATAGAGAAAATGTATTATATTTTAATCCAGACACATATGAAATACATAGTTATAAAGTATCTGGAAAAACTATAGAAGAGATGAAAGAAAATATGAAAAAATTAGATAAGTTGTTTGAAGATTATAAAAAATATGAAAAATGGCATAAAGAAATTACTGAACTTAGAAGATCATTAAATAAATGTTATGTTTAAGGAGAAAATAGATGGAAAATTATGAAAATGATAATTTAGTACTTATTAGTGGAGCGTCAGGAACTGGAAAATCAGCAAGTTTAATGAATATTAAAGACCCAGAAGGAGTAATGTATCTAAACTGTGAAGCTAATAAAAAACTTCCTTTTAGAAGTAAATTTCAAGAATTTAATATTATTGATCCAAATCAAGTATATGAAGCTTTTGATTATGCTGAAGGTCAAGCTAATATACATACTATAGTTATTGATACATTAACTTATTTAATGGATATGTATGAAACTATGTATGTATTAACAGCAGCTAACACAATGAAAGCTTGGGGAGATTATGCACAATATTATAAAAAATTAATGCAATATTATGTTGCAAAATCTACAAAAAATGTTATTATATTAGCTCACACAAGACAAATTATGAATGAAGCAGATATGGTTCTTGAAACTAAAGTACCTATTAAAGGTTCATTAGCAAATCAAGGTATTGAAAGTTATTTTAGTACAGTTATCTCTACTAAAAAAATGCCTTTAAATAAATTACAAGATTATCAAAATAATCTATTGCATATTACAGAGGATGATGAAATTCTTGGTTATAAACATGTATTTCAAACAAGATTAACAAAAGATACAGTGAATGAAAGAATGAGAAGTCCTATGGGTATGTGGAGCAGAGAAGAAACATTTATTGACAATGATGTACAGTTAGTTATTGATAGATTACATGAATTTTATAGTAAATAAAAATGTATACTATAATTTATTTCTTTGGGTATATGATATTTATTACAGCAATAATATTTAGTATTTTATACCTATATGAAGATTAATGTCTTTGGTTCGGTAGCACATAGAACCTTTAAAAGCTACCTCATTTTAAAATTAAACTAAATTCTAAGGAGAAATTATGGCAAGTATTTTTAAAAAAGTTGAAGGTATTGAAGAAGAAAAAGATGTATTAGGTGGAAGTAAATTTGGTGTATGGAATACAGGAATTTATGATGTAATTATTGATAGTGTTTATTTAGATGAAGCTAAATCTGGTGCTTATAGTATGAACTTTACTTTTAAAACTGAAGATGGTAAAGAATTAAGTGAAACATTATATGTAACAAGTGGTAAAGAGAAAGGTCAATTAAATTATTTTGTAGATAAAGACGGTAAAAAGAGATATTTACCAGGATATGCTATTGCTAATGCTATTGCATTTGTTGCTACAGGTAAAGAACTTGCAGATCTTGAACCAGAAAAGAAAATAGTTGAAGTATATAACTATGATCTTAAAAAGAAAGTACCTACTGAAAAATTTGTATATATGGACCTTATCGGTAAACCATTAAAATTAGGTGTTATTAAAGTTAAAGAATTTAAAAGAGTTAAAGATGCTTCAGGACAATATGTAGATAGTGATGAAACTAAAGAAAGAAATGAAATTAATAAAATCTTTAGTAAAGATGGATTAACTATTACTGAAATTAAAGCAGGTAAAACAGAACCAGGATTCTTAATTGAGTGGAAAGATAGATATAAAGAAGATTATGTAAAAGACAAAACTAAAGGTAAAACACCTACTGCAACTACAGGAGGAACTACTGGATCATCTACACCAAGTTTATTTGGAGGAAATAAGTGATTCAATTCACTCTTCCTATTTACTGGATCAAAGAGTATAAAACTAAAACTAATAAAAAAGTATTAGTTGGAATGAATTGGTATAGAAATGCTCATTACTTTGATCAGAACAAGTTTAAAAAAGAATTTGAAGCAAAGATAGCTGAACAACTAAAAGATTCAATAGAAGCTATTTCTGGATCATTTACAATGGAGTATAATTTATATTATAAAAATCCTAATAGTGATCCAAGTAATATAATAGCTCTTATTGAAAAAGTTAGTTTAGATGCTTTACAAGATTTAAATATTATTAAAAATGATAATGTTATGAATCATAAAGGATCTGAATGGAAAGTAGTAGATAAAGATGTAGATGAACCAAGAGTAGAAATAATAATAAAGGAGATTAAATGAGTAGAAAAAAAAGAATAGAAAAAATGATTGAGATTGTATTAGATGTTATAGATATTATAAATGATGTAGAAAAAAATACAGATTCTTGTATATTAAAAGATAAATGTATGCTTATTTCTGCAGTATTTTCTATTGCAAGTGTTATTATTAAAAGTGCAGATAAACAAAATTCTAAAGAAGTATATAAAATTATAAAAAATTTATATAATGACATTTTAGAAAGATCATTAGATAATAAATTATTTGTAGAAATAATGTATGATACATTGTATTATGAAGATAGAGATACTTTAAGTTATTTAAAAGATATTGTTTTAAGATTAAATACTATGAATCCAGAAGACTTAAAAAAAGTTGAAAGAGACATTATAGTTAAAAGTTTAGATATTGTTGAAAAAGATTTTATTAAAAATAAATTACAAGAAGAAGGAGAATAAAATGTTAATTATTCTAACTGAAACAGAAATTATGGAAGCAATTAAAAGTTATTTAGGTAATGAGTATGATATTAAAGAATCAAGATTAGTTGCAGGTAGAAATGGTAATGGGCATAGATTAGAATTAGAAGTTGTTAGAAATGGTGTAGAAGCTCCAAAAATTATTCAAGAAGTTACTGAACCAAAAGAAGAAAAAGATGAACCTCCATTTGATATAGAAGAAAAAGAAGAAGAGACATTTACTAAACAAGATGGACCTATTTTTGCTAAATTAGGTTAATCCTCTTTTGGAGGTTATTATGTTGCAATGGAAATGTGTAGATAATTTTTTTATAGTAAGTGAAAAACATAAAGAAGTGCAATTAACTAAATATGATGAAAGAATAATTAAATATTCATTTAATGTTAGTGAAGAACTTGCTAAAAAAATATTTGAAGATATGAAGAAATGTTTAAAGAAGGATAAATAATGGTATACTTTTTATTTACATTAGTATCTACTATTATATTACTTATATTATCTTTTAATTCATGTATAAAAGATAATAAATGTAGATGTAAATTAACTTTTTTTAATACAGACAAAATTCAAAAAAATTTAAATAAGGATAAATAATGTTATTAGATAAGAATGGACTTTTTGGTCTATATTTATATCCTGGAGCCAAAGAAGTAATGGAACAGCAACAAGATAAATTCTGGTCTGCTCAAGAAATTCCAGTAGAAAAAGATATAGATGATTTTAAATTAAGAATGACTAATGATCAATTTAATTTAGTTAGTTATACTCTACAATTATTTGTAGAAACAGAACAGACAGTAGGAGATATTTGGATT